CTATAACGGGCATCGGTGGGACTTTCAGTCCGGAAACAACATCGGACAACTTCAAAACCTGAGACCAACCAAGTTTTGGAATAGACACGTGAACCTCATAAGAGGCTAACGCCTTCAATTTTAATCTAACATCAGTCGTAGGACTGGTGTAGCTGAAAATTGGCATCTTTCTGACAGATGAAATTAGATTACTAACTATCAAATGTGCAGAAGGAAATTCTTTCACCTCGAAATCAATATTTAATTTCGGAACCTTGACCGAGAATACACTCTCGGGCAAGTGTGCAACGGCACAGTCAATGCATTTTAAGTGATCCCTTCCGGGACCCTTTAATTCTTCGATGGTCGGTTGGCCAACCATCGGAAATGCACTTGTCACCTCTCCTGATTCTTTTCCCACGGATTTCACGTGGACTTCTTCGTCTGGGGACAGCCTCACCTGTTTCGGTGGTGCGTCCTCTCCAGCGGTACTCATCGGAATTTCCTGGTTTCCCGGGAGGTGCTGCGTCGGTTTTGGCGGAGTCATTTTCACATCGGATTGATCCGGCTGCATTACATCCGCTCCTGACCCTAGAACCATTGTAAGCAATAAGATTGGAATAAACATCATTTCGAATACAAGCTTTAGAACCTTCGAAATTGACGGTTCTTCTAACAAACTTCAATCTATTTGCTACAAGACTCGGCAAGCTCAACAGGGCGCTTTCAAGAAACAGACAGTGTCTCTTTCCTTTGAACTGTCTGTATTCTGCTAGTTGAGCGACTCTTCGACATATGTCGGCATCCTCAAAGACCCATAAAATGTCACACAGACTTTGGTAATAATCATCAAGGACTGTGACCTGTAAATTTTTGGGACCCATTTTCTGAAGGATTTTCAAAGGATTCGGAACTGCTAAGACCTCTTCAGTCCCGTCATCACACTCAACAACCAGCAGGAATTTTGAACAAAGAAATGGTTGGTTATGTGGAAACTTAGTCTCGAGGTTGAACAAAGACACGCATAAGTCTTCTTTATCTCGAGGTAACGGGTTCATCGACCCGATTAAACTATCATCACCACTGGCGGCAACAAACAAAACGTCTGGTTTTGATAAATCGTACACGTAACTCAAGACACTCAGTGTAACTAAGGTGTTACC